GATGGGGCGCTGGCGGCTCGGTGAATTTCGCTACCAATCAGGTAACTCCGGGCGGCAACTATGCGACCGGCGGTGCAGCGCTGGCGAGCGTTACATGGACCAATGTATCAGGGGTCATGACGCTGCGCGCAACCGATCCAGTTATTGCACAGCACGCGAGCAACCCGACCAATGCACGCTGGGGAATTATCTACAACGACACGGCGACGAACAAGAACGCGGTCGGGTTTATCGATTTTGGCTCAGTGCGGGACTTGACAACCGGGCCATTCACGATTGATTTCGGCGGTGCAGGTACGGACGTTCTGACGATTACGCCGCAGGCATAAGGAGCGCAACATGATTACTTCAACTCAGGCCGCTACCTTAAAAGCACTGGCCCAGGCCGACACTACGGCGCTAGGCTACATGACAAACGCGGAGGACGCAGCACTGGCCGCGTGGTTCAACGTGCCGACGACGTTTGTTGTTTATCGCAGCCAGTTACCGACCGATCTGTCACGTATGGCAATCCTTGTCGGCGCGTCGCAGCTCGACAATCTGACCGTTGGCAAGCGCGACACGCTGCTATGGTTGTGCTCCGAATCGCTCAACCCGAATGATCCTAATGTGCGCCAAGCGATCAGCGATATGTGCGGTTCGCAGAACACGCTGAAAAACTCGCTGCTGGCCTCGCTAAAGCGGTTTGCCACGCGTGCAGAGAAAGCGCTGGCGACTGGCACTGGGACCGACGCGAACCCCGGAACGCTTGTCTATGAGGGTATCGTCTCGCAAGGCGAAGCCTCGAACATTCGGTGATGACCATGGACTACAGAGCATTGCAGACTGAAATCCTGGGGAACGTGGAGTGTGCGCCGTTCGTCGTCACCAATGAAATGCCGAAGGATGCAGGGTACGCAGCCAAGGATGCGGCGATTGCTGAATTGATTACCGCCGCTCGACCGAAGGTTGTATCTCCGCACCTATCAGGCAGTGGTGAGGTGTCGCTGGCCCTAGGCGTTCCTGACGGGCCGCTGTTCATGTTCAAGCTCAAGCGGCTGGCAGAAACGTCTTTACCTGCCGACGCCACGGACGAACAGATTGCGCCGGTGGCGATTGCTCAGCAAGTAGCGGAGTCTCTTGGCAGAGGATCACTCGATCTGGGCAATGCCGACATTCGCGCAGGGATGGAACTGTTCAACGGCCTGCTGCTCACCGCCGAGCAAATAACCACGCTGAAAGCCCTTGCAGAAACGCAGAGCACGGTATCTGCCAGCGATGTATCACGCGCCTTGCGCGGTCCTTGGGAGTAGATCATGGCATCGTCAAGAGTCGAAACACAGATCACTTGGTCTGCTGCGAATTCGGTAACGGTATCGAGTGCAACCGTGGTCTGGTCGGACGCCTTCCTGTTCAACATCGAGGACTGGGAGGCCGAGTTGCAAGTCAATGCAGATAACGCGGGAACACCAGCATCTGGTGATACCTGTGCGGTTTATGTGGCCTACACGACGGGCGACATTCTCGGCGACTCCGGCAACGATTACACGAGTGTAAAACAGTCGGAATTCGCGATGTTCCTTGACACCTATTCGACCAATGGCGAAGACCCGGCGAACAAATCGGCGCCGCTGCGGACTGGTGTTCTCGGCCTGAAGGTCGGCGTGTCTTGCCCACAGGCGGCGAGCCGTAATATCGTCTGCCGCGCCCGTGTTGTAACGCATCGCGCACAGTAAGGCAGGGGCAGAGAAATGCCTCTGGTTACAAGCAAGCGTGTCTGGACGCAGCCGCCGTCGACGGCTGTCGGCGTAGACAGGAGGTACGGATTAAGGCGTGCCATAGTCATTGGCACAGCCCGCAACGTCGATTTAGTAGAGAATATAGTCGTAACGACGAGTGACGGGTCATCTATCGCCCCAGCTATCGCAACGTCTAGCGGTCTAGGCTATCTGGGAAATGGCAACTTATACAACAGCCTGATCTCGGTTCCTGCATGGGCAAACACAACAAACGAGGCGTCTCTCTGCTTAGTATTTGAAGGCAGAATGGCAACCGGATGGATTGCAGGCACCGGCTCCTTAACACACTTCCCATTTAGTAACCTACTCTATTGTAATACGTTCTGGAATGGTCGGTGGGCCAATGGAATTAACCTGTTATCGGGGGACTCATGGGATGGCCCACATGTCATAGTAATCACTGTAAAAGATGGCAGCCAGAAGATATTCCATAACGGGCGATTGTGGCATAGCGCCGCTGCGACAGGCGGATTTACATTGCCGTCAACGCTTTCCTTTTTCCCAAGACAAAGCGCTACTATTGTTTCGCCTGTAGCAGCTTTTGCTTGGGATAGCTATCTTCCGTCTGATCTGGCTATTTCTTATTCGTCGAATCCTTGGCAGGTAATCAAAAAGCAAGACAAAAGAATATGGGTTCCGACCGCGGGCGGTGGCGCAACAACAATCTCCTGCACTCCAGGCAACGCCACAACCGCCGGCATTGCCGCAGGAATATCTGCCGCAACAACCATAGCATGCACGCCGGGAGGAGCAAGCACAGCGGGGGTCGCTTGTGCCTTGCCGATAAAGATAGCGTGTAACGTCGGAAACGTCACGACAGCAGGTATTTCCTGTTCTCTTCCAGTCGTTGTTCAGTGCGGTGTTGGAACGGCCACGACGGCCGGAGTGTCAGCCAGTATCTCGCTCGATTCGTCGATAACGATCACGTGCAACGCGGGAACGGCAACGACCAGTGGAATCGCCGCGAGCTTCCCGCAGGCGCTTTATTGTACGCCCGGCAACGCAACCACGGCAGGAAACTCAGCAACCTTCCCGCAGTCACTAAGCTGCAACGTCGGAAATGCAACGACAGCGGGCATTACAGCTCAAGTCGACATTGCCGGGCAAATTGTCATTGGTTGCAACGCAGGGACCGCGACGACTGCGGGCATTCAAGCAAGCGTATCCAGCGCGATTGTCTTGGCATGCAGTGCAGGAACAGCTACAACGCTGGGGGCGACAGCGTACTTTCCGCAGTCGCTTCAGTGCAGCCCCGGTAACGCGATTGCCGTCGGTATCGACGCGACCTTTACCGTCGCCGGCCCGACGACAATTGTATGCAACGTCGGGAATGCGACGGCATCGGGGATTTCGTTTTCTTTTGGCGGGACGCTTGTTGATGCCCCCAACGGCTCCGGCCCGGCAATCATCATTCCGCGCGGAACGCGCGGCGCAGTGCAGAACACGACCCGCCCGCCGAACATCGGCGGCATCCGAATCTAACAGGCCCCGCCATGACCTATAAATTGATAACACCGCCAAGTGAGGAACCGCTTACGCTGACAGAGGTGAAGCTGCACCTGCGCGTCGAGAATACGGATGACAATGCGCTGATTACCGCGCTGATCGTCGCTGCGCGCGAGCAGGCCGAATCAATCACGGCTCGGGCGCTTTGTACGCAGGCGTGGGAGCTGGTGCTTGACGCATTTCCCGAGGCCTGCGTGCTGCGCCATTCGCCGGTGCAGAGCGTGACCTCTGTCGACTACCTGGACACGGACGGCGCATCGCAATCACTGACGCTGGCCGATACCCTGCTCGATTCGGAGAGCACGCCCGGCTACCTCGTCCCGGCGTATGGCAAAGCCTGGCCAGCGACATGGTGTGTGCCGAACGCCGTGCGCGTGCGCTACGTCAGCGGCTACGGCGCGGCAGACGACGTGCCGCAAAGCATCAAAGCCTGGATGCTGCTGTGCATCGGCACCCTGTATGCCCAGCGTGAAAGCTACGTCGTCGGGCAGCCGCCCGCTGCGCTGCCCGGCCGCTTCTGGCGTTCGCTGCTCGACCCGTTTATCGATTACCACGTCCTATGATTCAAATCGGCGAATTCCGCGAGCGCCTGACGATCCAGCAAAAGGACGTCACGCGCAACGGCATCGGCGACGAGGTGGCTACCTGGTCTGATGTGGCGACGACCTGGGCCAAGGTCATGCCGTTGCGCGGCAATGCCTTCTTCGCCGCCAACCAGGAACAGCACGCCATCGATGCGCGCTTCCTGATCCGCTCCCGGACGGGGCTTACCGAAGCCATGCGTCTGGTATGGAATGGCGAGAATTACGACATCACCAACATCATAAAGGGCACCGGGCCGTATATCGGCACCCTCGAAATCCACGCCATCCATGGAGTCAAGGATGGCCGATGAAATCGCCGTCAAGCTGGGCGGATTCGACGCTATGAACCGCGCGCTGCTGGCCGCAACCAAGGAAATCCGCACCAAGGCCGTGCGCTCGTCCTTGCGCAAGGCGGGCAACGTGATCAAGAAAGCCGCGCAACAGGCGGCGCCGGTGCTGCAGGTGCCGACCAAAACGCGCAAGAGCGGCACCGTGCGCAAGGCCATCGCCGTGCGTAACTCGAAGTTTGCGCGCCAGGCGGGGGATGAAGGTGTCTTTGTCGGCGTGCGACCGTTACGCGGATCGCGCCAGAAGCGGCTTGGAAAAGCGGGGGCGAGCAACCCGAACGATCCGTATTACTGGCGGTTCGTCGAATTCGGAACGAAGAAAATGAGCGCGCGGCCCTTCCTGCGCCCGGCTGCAAACAAGGGCGCCGAGGCGGTCAAGGTGTTCATGGATTCGGTCGTCCCGCAAATCGAAAAACTCGACGCAAAGGGCCGCAATGTCCGCTGAATCCGACGTCTACGCCGCGCTATCGGGGTTTTCCGGGCTGACCGCCATCGTTGGCACGGCCATTTACCCCGACGTGCTGCCCGAGAAAACGCCTTACCCGGCGGTGGTCTTCGCGCGCGTGCGCACCGAACCCGTCATTAGCATCAGCAACGTCTATTTCGGCGCCGATGTCGGCCTGCAGGTGAGTTGCTGGGGCGAGTCGCGAACCGAAGTCGACGCCGCTGCGGTGCAGGCCGATGCCGCCCTGAAAGCGTCCGGCATCCTGCCCACCGGCCGCCAGTCCGGTTACGACCCCGACGCCGGGCTGTACGCCGCCGTCATCGACACAGAGATTTTCGAGCAGCCGTAAGCAATCGGCCTCGTCAAGCAAGCCGCCTGCGGGCGGTTTTTTTTCGCCCGCGCTGCGGGTTTTTAGCCCGAAGGAGCACAAATCATGTCAACAGCAAAGAAGTGGAGCAACGTCGCCGTTGCAATGGAGTCGGCACTCGGCTCAAACATCACGATCACAGCAATCAGCAAGGCGTCCGAAGGCGTCGTCACCGCCACCAACACGCTCAGCAATGGCGATTTCGTCAAGCTCAGCGTGCAGGGGATGTTTCAGCTTAACGGCCGCGTGGCGCGCGTCAGCTCGGTCTCCGGCGCAAGCTTCACGCTGGAGGGCGTCGATACCACCTTGTTCGATACGTTCACAACCGGTACGGCGAACAAAATCACCTTTGGCACGTCGATCACCACTGCCACCACGCTCAACGCATCGGGCGGCGATTTCGATTTCATTGACACCACGACCATCCACGTCAATTCAAAGACGCAGATCCCCGGCGCGGCCTCGGCAGCCACCTACACGTTTGACAACATATGGGACGTCACCGACGCCGGATTGCTGGCCATGAAGCTGGCCGGCGATGCGCAGTCACAGCGCGCATTCAAGTTCACCTTCGGCACAGGCGGTCAGATCATGGTCTTCAACGGCTACGTTGCTGCCAACCTCTTGCCGGGCGGTTCGGCGCAGCAACTGGTGACAACACCGAGCGCGATCACCATGTTCGGTTCACCCACCTACTACGCGTCCTGATGAGCGCCCTTTCCGAAAAAATCCTCCGGTCGCGCGAAAGCGTTGTCCCGGCCGGAGGGTTCAAATTCACCATTCGCCGCCCGACCGATCTGGACATGATCGAGTTTTCCAAGACGCGCAAGCCCGCCGATCTAGTGCGCTTCGTCGTCGGCTGGAAAGACGTCACCGACGGCGATCTTTACCCCGGTGGCGACGGCGCGCCGGCAACGTTCGACACCGAAGCCTGCGCCGAATGGCTGGCCGACCGCAGCGACCTCATGGCGCCGCTGGTCAATGCCGTGGCCGAAGCCTACCAGGCGCACAAGACCGCGTTGGAAGTCGCTGAAAAAAACTGATCGGGTGGTTCGAGAGCCAGAACCTGCCCGCCGCATTCGGGCCACCTGAACAGCCGCCGGACGTGCGCCTGGCCGTGCGCGCCTGGAACCTGCTTGGCGGTGTCGAGTGGGGAGGTATCGAGATGGTCGCCGAAACGCTCGGCTATACCGACCTTGAATTACTCATTCACCAGCTTGTGGTGATTCGCGAAAGACAAAGGGACGACTGATGGCTATTGCAACACTGACCATTGACCTGGTCGCCAAGCTCGCCAGCCTTGAGCGCGACATGGGCAAGGCCGCGCAGATTGCCGAGAAAAACGCCCGGCGCATGGACCAGGCCTTCTCGGCGGTCGGCAAGACGCTGGCCACCCTGGGCGCCGGGCTCTCGGTCGGCGCCTTTGCCGGGCTCGTGCGCAGCCTGGCCGACGCCGGCGACGAGATCCAGAAGTTGCGCCTGCGTACCGGCGCAACGGCCGAAGAGTTGCAGAAGTTGCGCTATGTGGCCGAACTCAACGACGCCAGCAACGAAGACCTGAGCAACGGCCTGATCAAGCTCAATCGCGTCATGGGCGACGCCAAGAACGGCGTGCAGCAGGCCGTCGAGGCCATGGCGCGCTTCGGCATCGCGCCCGACACCACGCTGTCGACGGTCGAGGCTTTCGAGCAGATCGCCGATCGCGTCAAGGCCACCGGAGACGAAACGAAGATCGCCAGCGCGCTCAATGATGTTTTCGGCCGCTCGTTCGCCTCGCTTCTGCCGACGCTCAAAAGTGGCGGCGACGAGATCCGCAAAACCGGCAACGAGCTGGAGCGCATGGGCGGCGTCATGTCCGGCGAACTGGTCGACGCCTCGGCCGCGTTCAATGACAACCTGACGCGCCTGAGCCGCAAGCTTGAGGCGCTGAAGCTTGAAATCGTCGGGCCGTTGATCCCGCTTTTCCTGGAGCTGACCAACGCGCTCGCCAGCACAACTGACAAATCCGATGAGCTGTCGACTTCAGGGCAGGCTCTCAAGACGATCTTCGAAACCATTGCTGTTGTCGGCGTCAATGTGGCGTATGTCTTCAATGCTGTCGGCAAGGAGATCGGCGGCATCGTCGCCCAGGCCAACGCCCTGGCACATCTTGATTTCAAGGGGTTTTCGGCGATAGGCGCAGCAATGCGCGAAGACGCAGAAAAGGCGCGTAAGGAAGTTGACGCGCTGACCAACCGCCTGCGCAACCCATTTAAGGAAGTCACCGACGGCAGCAACTACGGCAACGAAGGCCGCGGGCGCGGGCTCACCCAGCAAGGCATTCTTGACACGCCGCCCGTGGCGAAGAAGGCATCAGGCGGCCGCGCCGCCAAGGCCAAAAAGGACGACCCCTACACCGACCTGCTCACCCCGGCCGCGCAGGCGTACGCCAGCGCGCTCGAAAGCATCGGCGCGGCCACGCTCTCGTCCGAAAAATCGACGCTCGACCTGAACGCCGCGCAATCGACGCTCTATGACCTGATGAATTCGCCACTGTGGGCGCAATTCCCGGAACAGTGGCAACAGGTCGTCATTGCGCAGACGGCCGCAGCCACGGCGGCCGCGAAAACAGCCGAAGACTACCAGCGCCTGAACGACCTGCTGGCCGCCACACCGACCGAACAGCTCGAAAAAACGCGCGACACGATGCTTTTCCTGGCTGATGCGTTTTATGCCGGGAAGATCAGCGCCGAGCAGTTCTCGGAGGCCGCGTCAACCGCGCTCGGCAACCTGCCCGACGACGCGAAAAAGGCGACCGACGCGATGAACGAATTCGCCGTGCAGGCTGCGCGCAACATGCAGGACGCCTTCGCCGATTTCCTCTTCGACCCGTTCAAGGACGGCGTCAGCGGCATGCTGGAGAACTTCGGCATCGCCATCCGCAAGATGATCGCCAACGCCGTCGCCGCCGACCTGTCGAAATACCTGTTTGGAGACATCGCCGGCGGCGAGGGCAGCGGGCTGCTCGGCAAGGGCTTCGACTTCCTTTCAGGGCTGGTCCCGAATGCGGCCGGCGGCGTTTATGCCACGCCCGCACTGGCCGCCTATTCCGGCAGCATCGTCTCCCGCCCGACCGTTTTCCCGTTCGCCAAAGGCATCGGCCTGATGGGCGAGGCCGGGCCGGAGGCGATCCTCCCACTCAAGCGCGGCAGCGACGGCAAGCTCGGCGTTGCCGCGGGCGGCGGGGGCCACACCATCAACGTCTATGTCAGCGGCAACAGCGCGCCCGACGTCCGGCGCGCGGCCGGGCAGGGCGCCCGCGAAGCACTGAACGCACTCAACGGAGCGAAGCGCTATGGCTGATTTTCTCGAAGAACGCCTGCCCGTCGATGTGCGTATGGGCGCCAGCTATGCCGACGAGTTTAACGTCGAAATCACACAAACCAGCGGCGGCGCGGAATACCGCCGGCTGGTGCACCCATACCCGGTGCGTCACTTCACCATCCACTACACGCTCAACACGGCCGATCTGTGGTCGCGCATCATCGCGCTCTATCACCGCGCCTACGGCATGCTGGCCGGCTTCCGGGTCAAGGTCAAGGACGACTTCTCGACCAACGCCAACACCGCCGCGCCAACCGCATTCGACCAGCCGTTGCTCAGGCTTTCGGCCGGCGTCTACCAGCTGCAGAAGCAATACGGCGCGGGCGCCACGCCGCTCGGCATCGGACTGCCCATACGCACGCTGTTCAAGCCGGTGGCCGGGACCGTCAAGGTGGCCATTGGCGCGATGGAGATCCTCAATACGCCGGTCGTCAATTGGACGGTCAGCACAACCACCGGGCAGGTCGCGTTCGCCGCCAACAAATCACGCAGCATCACCGGCATCACCAAGGCCGCGTCAGCGGTCGTCACGGTCGGCTCGCATACCTTCCTTGTCGGTGAGTCGGTGTACTTCTCCGGTGTCGCCGGCATGACGCAGATCAACGGCTTGCGCGGCCAGATCACCGCCATCGGCGCCACCACGATCACCGTGGCCATCAACTCGACGGCTTTCTCGACCTGGACCAGCGGCGGCACCGCGCAAACGCAGCCACAGGCCGCCGAAGCGCTCACCGCCGGCTGTGAGTTCGACATCCCCTGCCGCTTCAATTCACGCATCGACGTGCAGCACGTCGCACTCAACGTGCGCGAAGCGGGCGCCATCGACATCGTGGAGTTGTTGAATCCATGAAAGCAGTGATTGCCGACTATCGCTACCGGGTAATTTGTCTGCGCATCGTGCCGGTGACAGGATCGCCGATCTATCTAACGCGCCATGTGCGCGACCTGGTGATGGGCGGGCACACCTATCTATCCGCATCAGGATATGATTTCAGCGGATACAGCGCGACGGCGGCGCTCAATCCGTCACTGATCGATCTTGAGGGGATATCAGGGCTTGCCGGGATTGGGTATAACGAGATCGCCAGCGGCATCTTCGACAACGCCCGTGCCTACCTATTCGCGACGACGTGGAACGCCCCGGTAGAAGATGAAGAGCCTATCGTCGCCAGCTTCCTCGGCAAGGCAACGCTTATGGATCAGAGCTACAAAATTGAGGAGATGGGCCTGCTTGACGCGCTCAACCAATCAGTTGGCCTGACCTATACCGCTGCATGCTCCCGCACTTTTGGGGATGCTGGCTGTGGCATCAGCCTGCCCTCATTGACCGTCACTGGTACGCTGACGGGAGTAACGAGTTCGTTGATCGTGCGTGATTCGGCACGCGGCGAAGCGGCGGATTATTTTGCTTACGGCACGCTGGCATTTACCAGCGGCGCCAACGCCGGGCTGAAATTGCGTGAAGTGAAGCGCTACGAGGCGGACGGCACGATCGAGGTTTTCGAGCCGTTTCATTACCCGCCGGTGATCGGCGATGCGTACTCGATGGTGCCGGGCTGCCGCAAGCGCCTGGAGGATTGCCGCGACAAGTACGGCAACGTAATCAACTTTCTGGGCTTTTCCAACGTTCCGACGAGCAGCCAGTACAGCCAGGTGGGGGGCGGATGAGCGCCGACGAAATTCTTGCCGCTGCCCGCGCCTGCCTCGGTACGCCGTTTCTGCATCAGGGACGCATCCCCGGCGTGGCGCTCGACTGTGCCGGGCTGGTAGTGGCGGTGGCGCAGTCGCTCGGCGCCGAGTATGTGGATCGGACAGGCTACAGCCGGTCGCCGTCGCACGGGCAGCTCCAGTGTGCGCTTGACGAGCAGCCGTGTCTTGAGCGTGTCGCGGCGATGGACCGCCAGCCGGGTGATGTACTGCTGATCCGCTTCGCCGGCGACCCGCAGCATCTGGCGATCCTGGCGGGCGAGACGATCATCCACAGCTATGCCTCGGTCGGTAGGGTCTGCGAGCACCGGCTGTCATCGGTATGGGCCGCGCGCATCGTTTGCGCGTATCGCTTCAAGGGATTGGTATGAGTACCGGCGGGCAGGCAATTGGCGGCGTTCTTGGTGCAGTCGGCGGCTTCTTCGTTGCCGGTCCTAAAGGCGCTCTCTACGGCGCGCAGATCGGGATCGCCATCGGCGGTTATCTCGATCCGCCCAAGGGGCCGGTCGTCAAAGGCCCGCGTCTTTCCGACCTGTCTGTGCAGACGGCGACCTACGGCGCGCCGATTGCGCGCGGTTACGGCACCTTCCCGGTCGTCGGTAATATCTTCTGGCTGGAAAACAACAAAATCAAGGAAACGGTCAGGCGCAAGAAAACCAGCTCGGGCGGCAAGGGCGGCGGCTCGAAGACCGTCACCGAGACGTACAGTTATTCGGCAACTTTTGCCGTTGGCTTGCTCGACTGTCGCGATGGCAACCCGCTCGACGGCGCGCGCCGGGTATGGGTCGGGCCAAAACTTATTTATGACGCAGGCAGCGACGATCTGCAGACGATCATCGCCAGCAATCAGGCATCGTCGCTGTTTACGCTTTATCCGGGCAGTGCCACGCAGCTTCCCGACGACCGGATGCAGTCAACCCTCGGCGTGGCAAACACGCCGGCGTATCGCGGTCTGGCATACATCGTCTTCAAGGATTTTCCATTAGCGGACTACGGCAACAGCCTGGTCGCTGCACAGGTCAAAGTCGAGGTCGTCAAGAGCGGCAGTTCGACGCCGTTATCAAGCCTGATTCAAAAGCAATTCACGCAGCCGCACGATAATGAGACCTTCGCGCCGCGCGCGTATTACATGGACCTTGAGAAAACCGTGTTTTACGTGCCGCAGTGGGAAAACACCTACCCTGCCACGTCGTCATTCATCCGTTACGTGGTGTATGCCGATGGCTCGATGTCGAGCAGCTACATCGCGGTGCCAGGGACCAAGGTGCCGCCGTATGGACGGCTGAGCGCCGATGACGACTATCTGTCCGGGACGACCGATATTTTTCCCAGCCTGCATGACTATGCGATGGATGGGCAGGTGGCCAAGTCGGGGAGCCTCTATGTGGCTGTCGACAACTACCTGGATCATCGCATCGCCCGCCGCGATGCCCTGAACGGCCTTGACGAAAAAGTGATCAGCGTTGGCTATATGCTCGGCGGCATCACCACCGACGGCATATATATCTATGTGGTCGGCGATTCGGCAACGATCAAATACGACCTTGAGTTGAATGTGGTCGCGACCGGCGCCGGGATTACGGCAGCAAGCACCAACGTCGGCCGCGCTGTCCTCTCCGGCGGCCGGCTGTATTTCATGGCGGAGCCATCCGCGAGCACCACGATCTATCAATTCTCCGAGGATCTGAGTACTTATGCGGTATGGGCAAGCGGGCTGGACCTGCCGATTGTGCATACGGAAATCTATATCGAGGGCAACATCATCGTGGCGGCGGCTGAGAATCCTTCGCCGAACCGCTACCTGAACGTCAAATATTATTGCCTCGACACCTTGACCGGAAATGCCGTTACGCTGGCCAGCATCGTGCAGGCCGAGTGCCTGCAAAGCAGGCTGCTCAGCGCGGGGGATCTGGACGTTACGGCGCTGACGCAGGCGGTACGCGGGTTTAAGGTGTCAACGATTGCGCCGATTCGTTCGGCGATCGAGCCGTTGCAAGGCGCGTGGCCGTTCGATGCCGTTCAGGTCGGCTACAAGATCAAGTTTGTGCCACGCGGCGGGGCCAGCGTGGCGACCATCTCTGCCGCCGATCTCGATGCGCGCGGCATTGGCGAGGCGACCGGCGTCAGCATTACCAATGTGCGCGAAATGGATTCGGAGATGCCGCGCAAGGTGATCGTAAATTACCTCGACGTCGAGCGCGAATACGACACCGGAAGCCAGTGGGACGAGCGGTTGAATACCGAGGCGGTCAATACGCAGACGCTGGAGCTGGCCATCGTGCTCAACGCCACCGAGGCGCTGGGCATCGTCCAGACCTTGCTCTATCTGTACTGGATGGAGCGGTACTCGCTCAGTTTTTCATTGCCGCCCACCTACAACCACCTGCAGCCTGCCGATGTGGTCACGGTCAACGCCAACGAGGCGACCTATGCGCTGCGCCTGACCGACATCACCTATACGGCGGACGGTCGGCTTGAGTGCTCTGCCAAATACAACGCGGCGGCAATTTATACGCATAACGCGCTGGGGGCGTCCGGGCAGTCAACGGGGCAGACGCTGGCTTTGGCCGGGGAGTCGATTTATGCGCTGCTCGACATTCCGACGCTGCTTGACAGCCTCGATGCACCGGGGTTTCTGGTCGCCATGACCGGCGCGCTCGACGGGTGGCTGGGTGGCGAACTGTTGCGCACCGACGACGAGGGGCAGACCTGGGACGATGTGCAGGGATTCATCCCGCCGGGATCGGCCATCGGCGTTGCGACCAATGTGATCGGCGCCGCTGTCTCAACGGTGATCGACAGCGCCAGCGTGCTTCAGATTACGCTGGTCAACGGCGATCTCTCAAGCGTTTCCGAGCTGGCCTTGCTTGGTGGCGCGAACTGGTTCGCGTATGGTGCGCCTGGCCGCTGGGAAATTATCGGCGCGAAGAATTGCGTCTTGAATGGCGCCGAAAGCTATGCCTTGAGAGACTTCCTGCGCGGTCGTCAAGGGACGGAATGGGCCACCGGGCTGCACGTTGTTGGCGACGCGATTGTCGCTCTCGATTCGTCCAGCGTGGCGTTCGTGGGCGTGACGCTCGATTCGGTCGGGATGCCGCGCACTTATCGCGGCGTGACGCTGGGAAGAACAATCGAGTCGGCATCCGACCGGCTGTTTACCTACAGCGGCGTGAACCTGAAACCGCTGTCCCCTGTTTATCTCAACGGCAGCCGCCACCCGGTCACCCGCGACTGGACGCTGACGTGGATACGGCGGACGCGGGTCGGCGGTGCGTGGCGCGATTACGTTGACGCAGCGTTGGGCGAAGCCTCCGAAGCTTACGAAATAGAGATCGACGCGACCTACAATGGCGATGCGGATTATGCCAGCGTGGCGCTGCTGATGAAGTTCAATGGGAGCGACCTGTCAACGACGTTCGTCGACGAAAAAGGCAAGACGGTTACGCCGTACACCGCGACCATCAGAACGCTTGAATACATTACCGGCGGGTCGTCTGCATTCTTCAACGGCGCGGCGCGCCTGTCGGTGGCGTCACATACAGACTTCGATTTCGGGACGGGAAATTTCACCGTTGAATTCTGGGTGCGGCCATCAACCGTCGTCGGTACCAAGGTGATCGTCAGCCGGCAGGAAGCCGGCTCCGGCATGGCCTTGCAGATCGGTCTCTTTGGCGCGGCGCCGTTCATTACGCTGCGCTCCGCAGGTGGAACTGGTTTGACGACGATCACCTCGACCGGCGCACTTGTGGCGAATACGTGGGCGCGTCTGTCATTCGTGCGGAGCGGCAGCACGGTGACGATTTATATCGACAACGTTGCTGCCGGAAGTGGCACGGCAAGCAACAATTTGACGCCGGGCGTTGCTCGCCCGCTAGCCGTCGGCTGCCTCGACGACACGTCGTACTCGGCCTATTTTTCAGGCTACGCCGATGAGCTGCGCATCACCAAAGGCGTCGCGCGAACGATCGCCGGCCCGCCCGAAACCGACCTGCCGGCCTCCAGCGATATGGGGGTTGAGTCCATCCGGCTGCTGACGGCAACCAGCCCGGAAGTTTCGTATTCATCGACGCTTCAAGCGGCCGATTTTGGCGGCACGGTCGGCACACTCTCGGGAAGAATTTTCCAGATCAGCGCCGATGTGGGCCGGGGCTATCCACTCGAATTTTCAATAACGAGGTAACTCATGGCGGATTCAACAAGCAACATCGACGGCGTTGTGTCGTCGCAGGGCTCAAAAGACGTAACGGTCAACAATGCGCTGAATGCAACGAGCCGTGCCGCCGATTTCGCGCGGCGCGCTTCGACAAGCTCCGGCCTGACCTGGGGCTTCCACGGCACGCCGCGCTGGTACGTCAATGCCGGAGCGGTGGTCAAGGCAAACGGCACGGTTACGCTAACGGCATCCAGCACGCGCTATGTCTCGGCGGACCGGGCGCTGGCTGTGACCGAGTCGGCGACGGCGTTCCCGGCGAACCGGCTGGCGATGTACAAAGCGGTCACCGGAGCCTCGACGGTATCCAGTTACGAGGATCATCGCGACCCGCACCACATCAACCGCTTTCTGTACGGGCGCTTTGTGCTGGCCATGGCGGATGCCAACCAGACGCTGAACTATGAGCAGGGCATGTGCGAATCGATGGAGCTGACCGGCGCGATGACCGCGCTGCGCGACGTCATCGTGCCGACGATTACGCGCGACTGGACGGTGTTCGCCAATACCAGCGGCGGCTTCGGCGTGCGTGTGAAAACAGCGGCCGGTTCGGGCGTGACGATTGCCGATGGCAAGCGGGCGCTGGTTGAATGCGACGGAACGAACGTAGTGCGCGCGACGGCGGATGTGTGATGCCTGAAAAAGACCCCACCACCTACAGCTTCATCACCTACGCCTGGATCGTCTTCCTGTCCGCATGGGGCGGCGCCATCAGCTTCCTGCGCAAGCGTCGATCCGGCGAGGCGAGGCCGTTCAACGTCGTCGAGCTGGTGGGCGAG